GGATACGGTGTGAGAAGGTGATAGGTAAGCAAGGCTGAGGTATTTAGAACATATATCTAAACCGATAGCCTGCGGAATGTTTAGTTCCTGCTTCTGGATTTTGTTTCCGTCTTTATCTTTGCCGTCTGCCTGGTTATCAATATCGATAATGATGAGACCGGCTTTAATTGCGCCAGTGCAACCATCTCTGCGGCGCCCCTCAACCAGATGCCACGCGCATAACCCAGCCTGTTGCGTGGTTACCGAGTCAGCTAAGAAATCAATATCTTTGTGCTGCGGAAGCCAGTTGTTGTTAAATGCAGTGAAGTTACCACCTGCTGCAATCTTGCCTGTCGCAGGGTTGACGTGCTCAGAGACTACCTGATTAAGCGAAAAGAAAAAGTCCATAGCCTCCAAGCGTTCGGTCATTCTGCCACGAAAACCGTTGCGCGGCAGGGGGAGAGCCCCTTAAGAACAGCAACTACAACCTCTACAGTTTTTCGTAAAACTGGCGAAGCACCTGAGTCCACTGCTCCATATGTTTCTCCAACTGTGCTCGACTAAATGTAAAAATTTGGACAGGGTATTCAGGCAGAGGAGTGGACACAATGATCTGTGTTTTATCGATGTTGATGTCTAAACACCGCTCAGCTGCTAACGAATACGCAGCAAGTTGAAGCTGCGTTTTCTTTAGCTTGAACACACCACTTGTTAGTGCTTTTCGAATATTTTCTGGCAGGTTATCTTTTGCTCTAGGGAAGTTTGCTGAGTACGGCCCTACACTGGTTTTGAAGTCACCCAGAATTACTTCTCCGTTTTTATCTTTATAGATAACGTCGCAGCATCCTGCGTATCCGTGACCTGTATTTTCGTCGTAGTAGTGGATTCTGCCTATGCCGTCTTCGCCGACGTACTTAGACCACTGGGGTTGGTTGTAGGGCTTCTCACTCCACAGGATCTTCCCTCCTTCAAATAATTCGTCTAGCTTTGTCGGCATACCGTTCCAGTACGGCATAAGCTCATCGGGCGGATGAACGTCTATACCGCGTATATAATTCTCTACGGCGTTGTGAATCCAGCTACCCCTTTCTGCAGCTTTATCCGCTACACCGGGATTCATTAAATTCCAATGGGCAAGCTTTTTCCTAGTCTCTTCCGTCTGCGTGGCGGACAAGACACTTGTTACCGACGGAAGAGGTTTAGGAACACCAGCGCAGTTGTAGTGCCTGAGGCCGTTTAGAGTAAGGCGTGTTTGGGACACACTTTTGTGTCAATTAGCCTTTAGTTTACTCGTCTTTACTAAAAAGCCATTTGGAAAGTAGGAGGAAGTCCTCCTTCATCCTCGTCATCATCTTCGTCATCTTCTTCCATGTTTTCCTCATCATCATCTGAGTCGATAAAGAATTCGGATTTTTGATACGAAAATTCTCGGCTGCGCTCACTCAGTTCTTCGGCGAGGCATAGACCTGCGCAATAAGATTCGGTAACAATCTCCGCGCACTCTGATGCAGCTCGCGCAACTCCTTCGGGTGAGACACATTCCTGAAGGAGTTGGTTGGAGACCAGGAGGGCGACGACCCTTTCGAGGAGAACGTTTGTGGTAGAAAGTTGATCCAGTACATCGCGCTGAAATTTGTCAAACTTTTGCTGGCGTGTGAAAGTCATTCGAGTGGAGGCAGCGGATCAACTCGGTCCCAATCGAGACCGTAGGTAATTTGAGTCCCATCGTGCCACAGCTCTGGTTTCTGGAAGACGAACCAGCAGCTTGTTACGGAATCTCGGGTCGAGCCGATAGTCCGAAACTTGGGCCGGGGATTAAGCACAATCATATTGCTGATCTTGTTGGCCAGCAGGAAGCTTTTACGTTTGGCTACCGGTTCGATAAATGAAAGGCGATCAAGTACGGCTATGCCTTGTGTCGCAACTTGGATACCGTATTCCAGTATGTACTCTGTGTAGTCTCCCAGACCTGTCGTAGCCGCCACGACCCAATCAAATTTTTTTTCTTTCTGGCCTACCCACCACACGGGATCGACGACGTTTGCTTCGTCCTTGTTTTCTGTGACGTTGAATCGGTGTTTTCTCAGCTGATCACTCAATACCGATAGCGGATCGTATGGGACCAGAATCGATCCGGTTATGAATGAGTGTTTAACTAGCGCATGTGTGACGCCGTTTGGGATTCGATAGAACGTGTCGGTCATGGGGTCGCCAAGCCAAGGCTGTCAGAGTTTAACCAAAAATTTCGTTGCGCCAACCAATCTCTGCTTAATATGACATAGGTGCTTTCTATAGATGATGTTAAATCTGGAATGGGTCAGCACGGAGCAAGAGTTTGCCCATAAGCACGCCGTGGAAGCCTTCTCCAAGCTGAACCGCGACCAGATGTGTAAACTTTTTTCGGATGTCTTCCAGCAGTATCAGATAAAAAGCAATTTGTTTTCCAAGCTTTCTATCTGGTGCGCTCGCAACAATGTCATTCTTCCGGGCTTTGATGAGCTGCTGTCTATCGGCAAGACCGTCGCACATCCTACAGAGCTAGAAAAGTGACAAAAAAAGAGAGCGGTTTTACCCGCTCTCACCTTGGCTACGCCTAAACCTTAGCCTAGAAATCAATTCCTAGAGCTTTTGCTTGTTCGGCAGTCAGCTCCACAGCTTTTTTGCCCTTGGGACTGGGGGGCTCAGTCGCTGCCTCTGGCTCTGTTTCGGCTGACTTTAGAACTTTTGGAGCTGGCGTAGATCCGAAATTCCGCTCAGGGGGGTTGCCGCGTTGCTCTGCGAAGAGAGCTTTAATTTCCGCGTGGTCTGAACCGAGGGGAAGCTCCACCAAGTCAGAGCCAGGAATATGCGACTTGAGCGCCGAGGCGCACAGGTTGCCTCCCTTAGCAGTCAACCAACTGTTGATGTCCTCAATGAGCTTGTGTTCCTCATCGTTTGCAGTCGGTCGATCCGCAAACTCCAGTGCATTGAAGTTGATTTTGGCCCCATCCGCCCCCGTGAGAGGATCGCGTTCGTTGAAACTGCGAGTCACAAACTTAGTTGTTGTGATTACGGACGCGCAGTTAATCCGGTTGTTGTAGAGCGTCTGGAAGTAACTAATAAAGTTCTTCTGCGACGACTTACCGGAGATCATCGAAGTCGTGACGCACCGTGGAGGGAGCAGTCGATGGTTGGGACTCACACCGATGTAAGCGATGCGCAGGAACTCTTCCTGATTCCGCATACCGAGATTGCCGAAGAAGGGTGTGAACCCAACCAAAACAAATTCAATCGGAATACCATTGTCGTTTCGATCGACAATTGCGGAGTCGGGATCTACGTCAGATTTCCAACGACGAGCCTGTAGATCGATGCGAAGTGTGTGAGGAGGAACGTTGCAGAGAATTTCGTCTTGCGAAAACTGACCAGCAATAAACACCATGGATCTGTACCTAATCAGAGGGAGAAATCAATCGAACCGATAGCGGCAGCGGCTACCTTCCCTTTTTCGGGGTCGACAGCCTTCTTAGGAGTTGTTTTGGTGGACTTAGGAAGATAGAGGATTTTGTCGACTGTGTAGTTAAGGTAGTTCTTTTCGTCTTTTTCGCTAGTGGAGACTTTGCCCACTGCGATAGTCGGGGTCCCCGGCGCAAGTTCGGAGAGCTGCTTAGACAGCTCGCCCCAGGCCGTCAGCTTGAACCACGCGGTTTCGGCATCTTCTGCTTGCCAAGCAAGTGACCGGTTTGTAACCGTAGTGTCGGTCAGCTCAACTTCATCAGCCTTGGGCCCTAGACCACCCGTGGCCATGAAAACGTTGATGGCTAACAGATCACTAAAGTTTTCTTCAGTCACAACCAACATCGGCTGCATTTTCAGCACTCCGTCGATTGTCGGTTTTGTTGGACCGATAGCCAGGATTGTTTGCCCTTCTTTCAGTTCCTTGAGCAGCTTGCCGACGTAATGTGAAGCCTGCTGAAGCAGCTGAAATTTAGTTTCAACTCGTTTGTCGTTAGAGGGCAAGCTTTCCGCCAGCACATTTACAAGTCCTTCATCTTCCTGCGCGGTCGCAGTCACGCGCAGACCCATTAGAAATAGGTTCATTGGTCAGCTTTCGGTAAATGGTTGAACGGTGAACGTTAAGTGCCTTGGCGATCTGAGTGACCTCGACGCCTTGGCGTCGGTAGGCTAGCAGGAGTTTGAGGTCGCCGCTAGAGATTTTTTCTCTTTTCTCCCTAGCGTACGCAAAGTGATACGGATTTATACAGCTTTTACAACTGCAGCTGGGTTTGGCGATCTGGCCATCCTTTGGGATATCTAGATATTTCAAGATTAGATTTCGGATGTAGTGCCGAGAACCCAAGGCATAACTACACGGAACTCCGTTGGTGAACTGTGCGGACCAGGGAGCGCAAACAGCGTATGTATAGTTGTTTGTAGCTAAATTTTCAAAAAGTTCCGATAACGCAGTTGTCTTACATGCGCCGTACCCGAGATTGTATGACTCGGCATTCAAAGCTCTCGCGATGTCCGTAGCCTGAGCTTGAGCGTGGCCGCTGTCGTTTGCCCTCAATCCGAGTTTTAGCCTCTTTTGATCTTTATGCAATTCCAATATGTACTGATCAATAGATGTCGTTTGGTCGGAATTTAAAATCATCTTCAAACGATATAGGAAGTTTTGCAGCTAGTTTTTTTGCTGCAGGTAAGTGTAAAGCTGCTTTTATCAGCTCAAACGTTTGTTTTGTTTTATTTGTTTTATGCGTCACGGTGTTTGTTTAACCGGCAATCCAATATTACTTCTTTTTACCTCCGCCGCCGCCACCGCCGCCTCCGCCGCCGCCTCCGCCGCCGCCACTTCTGCTACCTCCGCCGCCGCCACCGCCGCCTCCGCCGCCGCCCTTGCCGCCACCGCCGCTGGGTGCGGATGCTTTAGGAGTTGCCGCTGGGGATGGAAAGAATGTGGAAGTTGCTTTAGGTGCAGCCTGTGCGACGGCCACTCTCGCGTTGCTGGTTAAAGTCTTAGCTGTAGTTTGAGCCTTGGCTGACGGAGTTTTTGCCTTATCTGCAGATTTTTTTGTAGTCCCTAAAAACTTTTGAGCCCCTGCGGATATACGCGGAGCTTGAGTCGCCGCTTTTTTAATTTCGGAAGTTGTCCAACCTTTTTGTTGAAGTGCTTTAATGTCTCGTGAACCTAATCCACTACCTCCTGTTTTTGCAAGATTGTAGGACTTGCCTCCCGCAGTAACTTTAGTGGCTTTAGGTTTTGCCTGAGTCGTTACGTTTGTTTGAGTATACTCTCCTGTGTCGTCACTTTGTTGCGGCGCATATCGAGAAAACGCATCGGCAAACATACTTTCGAAATCCGGCATTTCGAATTCAGGCATTTCGAAATCCGGCATTTCGAATTCGGGCATTTCAAACTGAGGCATTTCAGCCGTTTGTGCTGCCCCCATCCCGCGTAGACTTGTTAGTAAATCATCAATTCCCAGTGCTTTCCTCAAGCTGGAAATGTCGGCTCCCCCCGTGGGAACCGCAGCAGCCGGAGGTGACGCAACCTTTTCGCTTCCTGCAGCTTTCGATATCGTTGCTTCTTCTCTTTCTAGTTGTGTCCCCTGCCCAAGTCTTCCGCCTCTAGAACTTTTTAGACCGGTTTGAGCGGCTTTCAGAGCCTCGGTAGCAGCCGCCAGAGTGTCAGCCGGAACTGCAGTCGCGGAACTAATTCCTTCTCCGGCAAATCGGCGTCGCATCTTCCCTTACGGCTAACCTGGCTTGTTAAATATTAACCGAGATTGTCGTTGTTTGTCTGCACAAAGTACCTTCTTAATGTATGCCCTTTTTTCACTACCATATCTAATGTTTTTACATAGTCTGAGGCGTCTTCGTATGATTTAAAGACTTTAGCGTTACTTAAATTTTTTGTGTAGCCTACAACTTTTTTATTTTCCATCAAGTTTTCTACGTAGCCACCTTGGGGCGCCAAAATAAGCCAAGCCTCCCTGAATCTCAGATGGGTTAGCTTGGCCACTTCGGTCTCGGTATATAAGACACATTTTGGTCGCACTTTACTCTTAACTGCAAGTTTTGTTTTCTTTTTTACGTTTGCTTCGATTTTGTGAATTCGTTTCAGAAAGCGAGCTTTATTACTAGCTACCAGGGGTGACTCAAACATCTCAGGGATAAGGTACAGATCCTCATCCCCCACGATGAATCCCAGATAGTGCTCACCGGCTTTAATGGTGAACACTTCCTTTTCGGGATTCTTAGAAATTCGAGTGAGTTCCATAGCCTGTTGATGTGTTCCGGAACTTTACTTCGCGGACCAATCGCTGCCTACGCCGGATTCCGCTGTTAAGCGAGTCTTATTGAAGACCGAAGCTCCAGCATTAACCATAATCTCCGTGAGTTTAGTTTTCCAGTGCTCCTCCAATCCCTCTTTTACTTCTAGTACGCATTCATCATGAACCACAGCAATTAACCGCACATTGTCGTTTAGATGTTCGCTGAGTTCACCGATGGCAATTTTAAGAATATCCGCACCAGTTCCTTGGATCAGTGTGTTTGCGGAGATGGTCATCCGAGCATCATCGTATGAGAGCAGTCTGCGTCGACCTAGAGCAGTTCTGGTGAAGCACCACCCATCTTCGACTAAGGCTCCCCTTTGCCGGTGCCATTGACGCAGCCGTGGGTACGCGTTGTGGAACTTGCTATGCAAAATCTTGCTCTCAGACAAACTCAAATGCACACCAAACGAAGCAGCAGCGTATGTTTTGAACTTTCGAAAACCAATCCCATAGATGAAACCAAAGTTTGCACCTTTAGCCATCTGTCTCTGTTGCTTTGTAACGGCATCGATATCGCAATCATTTACTAGACTCGCGGTGAGCGTATGTAGATCCAGATCGATGTTGTACGCTTCCTGCATCTGCGGAATATCCGCTAGCTCTGCTAACAGCCTCAACTCCATTTGCGAGTAATCCGCAATCACAAGTTTGTATCCTTCGCTCGCTGTGAAGCATTCGCGGAATGCTTTTGAGCGAGGAACTTGTTGCAAATTCACTCCGAAGGTCGTTTTTTTCTTTGTTTTAGCTGTTTTGGTTGCGCCGGAGCACGTGAACCGCCCGCTGTTCGCCCCCACCTGGTTGTAGAAACTGTGAATTCTGTGCGTAATAGGGTTGATGTTCTCAATAAGCTTATTTATGTGCTCCAAACTTGTCTCAATCTTCGCACGTTCTCTATAAAGGTTTAATGTGCTGTCGTCGCTGTCGAATTCGGCTAATGAGATCTGATTCAGCGTTGCTTTTTTAGTGTCTTCGTTTATCGGCAGAGCGATTCCGCATAGCGAGAACGCGGCAGCTACTTGTGCTGTTGAGCCTGGGTTGAATTCCTTTGTAGCTTTCTTACCGACAAGAACTTGAGCATCAGCCCCACGTGGAAGTTTTCGGTCTGAGGGAAGTTGAGCATCTAGCTCCTCGACAAAGACTGTTGTTTTTTCTAAAAGCTCAGCTTCGATTTTAATTTTTAGTGTTTTCAGCTTCTCTATGTCTACGTTGAATCCTGTGTACGCCATCTTGGCCACAGCTCTCACACATTTAGACTCGATGCTGTAAACTCCCACCAGTTCTTCTTCTTTGAGTTCTTTAAGCTGATCTGCTGCGATAGCCGGCAGAATGTCTACGTCTTTTGCAGCGTATTCGACTTGCTCCAGAGTTAGTTCATCTACGCTCCAATCCGTCAGTCTTTGTTCTTTATCGACCTCCAGCTCTAATCGACGTTCCGCTACAGCCTTAAGCGAGCACGAAACATCGGCGAAATACGGTTTATTTAGCTTGGGGGACATCCGTTTTTCTTGGAAACCTGCCCTCAGAACGCGTTCAGCTATATAGGTGTCAAATATCTTATTTCTGAAATCTATGCCCATGGAGAAGAAAAACTGCAGGTCAAACCCCAGGTTGTGCCCCACTAGCATTTCTCGGGTTTCGATCAGAGCTTTCAACTCTGGAACCACCGTGGTTTTGAACAGATCGAAGACGTAAACAGTTCGGTTTGTTTCAGAAGGAGATGCATCACACAACTGAAGCAAACGGGTTTTTGCGATAGTCGCGTGTAGTCCTGTAGTTTCCGTGTCAGCACATAATTTAGGATACGCTTGAAGATCTTTAACTGCGTTTAAAGCGTTTTGATTCTCTGTGATGAACTGGATTTTCATGAGGTTTGGGGCGAAAAAAAAGCCCCAGCTTCCTGGGGCTTGATGATAGGACGTTTACAGCTCAGGCGCTGCGGTTCGTAAAAACGTTATCCACATAGTCATAAATGTCTCCCCACGCACGCACCATTTCTTTTCCTTTCTCCGAGGCTCGCAGCCGATAGTAAATTCGCTGCATGTGCGCAGCCTTGTGGGATGTCCCTGCGCGGTTACTCCCTACCGACAGACCGTGCTTCTGCTCCATCAGCCCGTGATTACGGCACCACAGCAGCCCTTCCCGTAACCCGATGTACAGAGGACTCACGTGGTAGGAGTTACGCCGTTCGACTGTAGGGCCCTGATCTTGGGGTTCCCACGCAAGGGTGTCACTGCTGAGCACGAATCCGCGAAAAGCCACACACTTATCGAGAGCTTCAGTCTCCTGCCAGACATGGTTAACGTACGTTGTCGCAATTTCGCGCAGTGTCACCCACTCTCCTTTGCTGCTTTCCGCAAGCAAAAGAGCTGCTCCGCCTGACCAGTAGCTGTTGTGAGAGTGAAGCTTGTCGATAAGTTCATCCACCGAAGAGCTGCTGGATACCATCTTGGTGTGCGCCCCAGTTCGCTCTACAGGCTTAGCTGGCGACCGTTTCACAGATGTCTTATTGCCTGCGGAATTCTGAACAGAGATTTTCCAAGCCAGAGAAGCTAGAGCTTGATTCTGATTTTTAACGGACAGCTCAAACAACCGCTGACTGTCAAGCTTGCCCAGATCAAAGAGCTTCGTTAGTTCGATGCTCACCGAGCCGTCCATTGCGCCATTTGTGGTGGCCAACAATGCTTCCGCCTCTGTCTGCTTGATTGGCGTGTTGTCCAGAAGGAATTGAAAAGTCATGTCCATGTGACTTGAACAGCGCAAGACTAGGAAGACGAGGGCTACTATACAAGGGTGTTTTATTTTTCTTAAGATTTGGGATCATATGACCCGACCTTGGCGAGCCAGTCTCGAATCTCCATAGTTATGTCCTCAGCCAGTTCGACCGTATCTAAATAGCTAATCAGAATAGATTTTAAAAACGCGTTGTTAATAGGTACTCCGTATCCCTTAGATATGAATGTCGCCAGAGGAAAGCAAGCATCTTCGTAGCACCCCATCCCGGATTCAATATGCACACAAAACATGCAAGGTTCATTTACATAAAAGATGGACGCCTCTCCGAACATCATGCTGTCCGTGTAGATATCCGCTCTCCCGCTTGTCAGCCGTTCGTATAGGTTCTCTTGGATCCACGCGCAAAGCTGCTCCTCTGTGGCCACAGCAGATGCGTAGTGTTCCAGCAGAGATGCGAGTGTACTTGCAGCTTCTCTTAAAATGTTGTCCCGAGTTTTTGCCATACAGCCGAACCTCCTAGTACGCCGTAGCATACCCAAGTTGTGTTGTTTTTAGTATCGATCCATATATCTCCAAGTTTAGGTTTTGCCTTTGAGTCGTTTACAGGAGTGTCTCCTTCCTCCTGTTTATTAGGCGTACGCTTCGTGAGGCAGTACTGCTTTTTGAGTTGGAGGATTACGTCGACAGGGGATTCGTCCATGGTGTCACGTTAACGCAAACATTTTTGAAGGGCATCCACAGTGTTCTCTGTGTTGTAAACGTTTACAGAATACATCTCATCGCTAAAGTCTTTACAGACATCAGGCACGTCGCTGTTGATACACACAGTAGACCACTGCATACCGGTTTGTTTCTTGAATACATCAAGCCTACGCTTGAGGATTTCCGTAACATCGGAGTGCCCGTCAGTAATCATCAGGACATCAGCTCGCGGATCTTTGCACCCGTGATCTAGAGCGTGGCTAATAACGGCGTTGAAGCTCGTGCCTCCACCGAGAGTCCATGTTCCCACGAAATCCAGCAAAGTTTTTGTGTTCGATGCTTTTGGTTTTAGTTCTACTGTCTGATCGATTCGAGTATCGAACAGATTGATGTACACCTTTCTGTTTTCTTTGAGAGCCTCCTCGGCAATCACAAAAGCGATAGCTTTGCTCCAAAGTTCGGGCTCTCCGCCCATAGAGCCTGACACATCTATGTACACGACAACCGGCCCTTTACCGAGATGCTTTGTGCTAGCTGTGTAATCTTTAGTTAAGATAGTCTTTTGTGCAAACTTCATAGCAAACAATGCACGGCCCTGCGGCGAAGCCGCTAAGGCAATTTCAACTGGGAACGCTTTGGTCACGTCGTTGCCGAAGGTTGCGCCCGTGACGGCTTCGTAAGTTGCCGCCGTTTTCTTCTCCCGTTTGCGCTGGGCCCAGACCCTACGGAGTGCCCCCAACTTCGTTGTGAGTTCCCGGAGCTTCTTATTGGCCTTCAGCCGTTGCGCCAGGTCCCTCTTAGCCTGCAGGTCTGTGCCATGCCGCCCCTCGCCCGCTTCGACCCCGTGGAGGCTAGACATAGCTTCATTGAGACTGTCGCTGTCCTTCAGAACCTCATCCACAATCTGGTTTGATTGGGATTGAAGTTTCTCAGCAGCTTGCTGGACAGCCTCGCTAAGAGCTTGGTTGAGTGCCTTGCCTTCTCTTCGGGCTGCGTTCGCAGCAGCTTTGTCACCGCTAGCTACAGCGTCTTTATATTGTTGCCGAAGTTCTTCCAGTTTTTGTCCAGCTCCCGACAGAAGCTGTACGTCGAAAGAGTTTTCTTCGATTGCTTGCTGAATTACCTCTGCCAGCCGGTTCAGAATGTTGACGGCATTGTTGCCCGCATTGAATTGATCTCCCACGCAACGTTGCAGGAGATCAACCCACCCAGCAGCTTGGCCAAGGTCAGCCATGATCGCATACCAGATTCCGTTCTCCGGTTTGTATCCTGCAGGCAGCGCGGCTTTATCGCCATCGCACATCTTGCGGAAGTACGTTTCGTATGCGTCTTCGCTTACCAGCCACTTAACATTGTCTGCGTTGTATAGGCGGTCGTACAACTCCTTTCCGAACCGAGACAGTTGTCTGATGTTGTAGTGATCAATCAGGTATTTAACGATGGGCCGAGTCTCGCGGATGAAATCATCCCAGAGAAAGTCAGCCAGAGGGGAGCAAGCCAGTGTTAACGGTTCGTTGTTTACGAGCCGAACAAATTCAGATTGTGTTTCGAAGTTCATGATCTTTGTTGGTTTACTTACTGATGTCGCTGATGGCTCTAGCCAAAGTGTCGCAGTGATTCTGCAGGTTTTGTTGGAGCTTAACTCCTGCTGCCCTGGTGTTTGCGGACATACGGAGCTTAGAACCGTCGAGTAGTTCTGACACCTTATCGCGTACTGTTGTCATATCCTTTGCGTATTTACGCAGCAGTACAACAAACTCATTAAGTTCGCTGAGCCCTTTGGATTTGTATCGGTGACTGTGTGAGCTGTATTCAGCCATGATCCCGGCGGCAGCTCGCTTGGCATCGGAGAACACCTTGTCCGCCGTGGGAATCTCTTGCTCTAGAACTTCGCGAATAACGTTTTGATCCTCAGCAGTTTGGTAGACAATGTGAATCAGGCTGCCGTGCATGTGTTCTGCGTACAGTTCATCATCGCCCTGAACTACCGCCCAAGCCTTGAGAAACTTGAGGATTTGGATACGGCGACGATCGCTGATTGTGATAGCTCGTGTTTGGAGCATCTCCCAAACAGAATTAAATTTGTCTAGGAAGTCTTCCGAGACTTTCACAGTGACGGCTTCCGCCTGTAACTCTGACAGATCTTCTAGAGTCAGATGCTGTCCCACTTCGGGTCGTTTAGTAAGACCCAAACCCCACTGATCTAGCTGTCGCTTAGAAACAGGTTTGCGCAGTAGATCCACAGTGGGCCTAAAGAGGAATCTGTCGGCAAATGCCTGTAGTGACTCCTCCTCCGGCCAGCTGTTTGTAGCAGCGATGATGGACTGGATGGGAGTTTGAATGTTCTCCTTACCGTTGTTAAAGGTGCGCTCGTTGAGGAGCGTCAGCAATGAGTTTAGGATTGCGGAGGATCCCCGGAATAGCTCATCCAAGAAACCGATGTGTGCTGTAGGCAAGTAGCCGTCGACATCTCGACTGTATTCGTCATTCAGAAGCTTGGTTACCGCAACCGGCCCGAACACTTCCGAAGGATCTGTCGTGGGGGTTAGCAGATACCCGAAGTAATTCGAGCCTGTGATTCCTGCACATACGCTGCGCACCAAATCTGATTTGCCGGTGCCGGGAACACCTAGGAGAAACGCATTCTGTTTGCTGAGCATCGATGCGAGCAAACCGTCAATAACGTGCTCACGTTCGAGACTGCTGGCATTTAGTGCTCCGCGAAAGTTTTGAAGCTTTTGGAAGAGTTGATCTTTCATTAGTCTTAAGTGAGTGGTGGGATTCTGGAATCAGGAGATTCCCGTAGGGTGCGGAAACTTCAGGTAAGTGGCTCTTACCCAACAGGTTTGGGAGAGTTTGTCGCTTACTAACTTCAACTTCGCAGTAGCACTGTCGTAATTTTCGAAAATGACTGCGGCGCAGATATCTGATGTGTACTTTTCGATGTCACACAGATAACCCTCATTAGATTCGATGACATGTATTACGCGGTGCATTAAAAATCAACCTCTGCCTCATTATCTGAATCCTCAGCCTCTTCGACTGAAGGCTCGACAGCTACAAACTCCGACAAGAGTTCGTCTAAGTTTTCGCCCGCAGCTCCGATGAGTTCCTTACGCTGGTTGATAAGTTTTTTGAGTTGCTTAGATCGCTGTACATACACATCAAGTTCGAGGTTGGCATCCTTAACGAGAAGGTTGAGCGCAGAAGGATTTTCCGCAGATTTGATCCGGTCACACAGAGACTTGTACTGAGATGAAAGAGCCAAAGATTTCTTGAGTTTTTCAAGCCCTTTAGATTCATCTCGCTTGTTGCAGATGGCTTCGAGTTCTGTGCGAATCTCTTCTTGTACTGCCACAAACTCTTCTGTACCTTTCTGGCGAACACCTCGATCATTTGCTTGAATGTCGTTACCAGCATCAAGCAGACGCGTGGCGAGCACTGACAAATGCTCGAAGCCGGAAACAGAATCACTGATGAGTTTCAGTTTTTCTGCTGTTAGCTGCCACGATCCACGTTTCTTATTGCCGCCTGTTTGTTGGCGTCCAACTTTGCTAGCGATGCGTACATCAAGATCATCGAGAAGCTCAGCACTAATAGTTAGCGCTTTATCTGCTGCGTTGTTACGAGCTGCTTCGAGAACTTGTTGTGTGTTAATTTGATTCTCATAAGCCATCAGTGCTGCCAGGTTACCATCGATCGGTTTTTCGACACGCTCCATCGAAACAGGCAACGGACCTAGCACCGACACTCGAATCGGAGCACGATATTCCTGCTGCGTGGGGAAGATCCTCAGGTAAGCTTCGTGCGCAAGCTTGAACTCGTCGCTATCTTCGAACAGAGGGCGAAGGATAGCATCTGCGGTTTGAGCCCACGCATCGTATTCATCTTGCCAGAGATCTTTCAACCTCTCGTTAGCTTGCTCCGCCGCAGTGCGAATGGTTTTGATTAGATCATTAGCGCACTCAAAATAGTTAGAAGTGACAAAATGAGAATCGCCGTAGTGAATGCAATAGCTGTCATACAGTTCACGCTGCAAGACGCGAAGTGCATCAAGTTCTGCTTTAAGGGAGTTTGAAAGATTCGGTCGAAGGCTGACCGTGTTGTTCTTTTCAAGAGTTTCGATAACAGACTTGGGGAGTTTGAGATCGTCGAACTTGATCTGAACTGATTGTCGGACATCAGCAGAGATTGAACAAGCAAGCAGATAGTGAGTGGTCATTTGGGTTAGTTACAAACAAAGTGGATGTGAGTGAAGAAAAATACCCCTCCGAGGGGAGGGATATGTCAGGATTCACCCGGAGCTAGCGTAGCGTGTTGCGCACGTATGCGCAAGGTTTTTACAGAACGTACAGGTTCAGCTCGTAACCTCCGTTACTTCTTGAGTCGCGTGAAGGCCAGAGAGATTTTCTCTGTCCGCTCATCACACTCCCCAGCCAGCACCAGCTGCTCTGCGGCGTGCTTCAGGCGCATCTTCGCCATCTTAAGCTCGGCCTCCAACTTGGTTACTTTGTCCGCCAGGGCAGCGAGCTTTGAGTGCGGCGTGGGAACCCTGCTAATGCGCACGACGATATTCGTATTGTGTTGGGGGAATTTAAACCGACTGCTGTCCCCGGCGAACACTGAGAGATCCAACCCTTGTGTATCTGCCAGTGTCACATCCCTGAGCAAATTATCTTTGGCGGATTCGTAAGGAGGACCGAACGAATCATTGAGCGCCTTCAGTGCTGTGTCGCACTCATCGTAAGCTTCAGCCGCTAGTGAGCCAAGCTCCACCAACTCGGTTGTTTTGATGTTCATGGGGGTTTTGGAATTGATATGCACACCACGTTCGGGCCGGTCGGTGTCACCGGGTGCATCCTAGCACATGTAGAGGTTTTACCTTCCTAGGAGTCCTCGCCGAGGGAATCGAACCCCGCTCGTACTCCGTATAAACCCCTCAGAAAAAACAGAGCAGCCACCAGACGCGAGGTTGCTTCCCGTATTTAAATATACAGGATTTCTACTGGGGGATCAGC